CGTCTCTCAGTGCTGAGACGTTCAAACCCCGAGCCCGCCGATCCCCACGATCGGCGGGCTCGTATCTTTTTTCTTGACGTACGATCCAGATGCGCTAATCTGGTCCTCATGAACACGAACACGAACACGGCCGCCCAGTTCCCCCACCTCGCGCACGGCGAACGCCGCACGGTCACCGTGCCGGGGCTCGGCCGCGTTGATTGGCACCGCACGACCGGCACGTACTACTCGTGCAACGTCTACAAGGGGGCCGAGCTGGTCTACCTCGATCGGGGCGTGCCGTGCGATACGGTGCCGCGCCTCGGGTTCGAGGACTTCTCGCGCGCCCTGATCGAGCGCCACGGCCGGCGCTAGTCGAGGCCGTGCACGCGGACCCAGGCGGCCGTAATGGCTTCCTCGCGGCGCGTGATCTCGGCCCGAGCCCGGCGCGCGGCGAGACTCGCGCGCCGGGCTACGTGCGAAAAGAACGCGTGCCACTCGGGGCCGGACTCGATCCGGCGGTGGATCGCGCTGGCGTACGTGGCCTGCGCCGCCGCTAGCTTGAGCCGCTGCACCGCGATCGCGCGACGGTGGCGCAGGATCTCACGCATGCGCCACGAGGGCCCGGATCACGCGCGCCGGGATCTTCTGGCCGCCGAGTGTCCAGGCCGTGCGCGATCCCCCGGCCGGGAACAGGGCCAGGTGCCGCGCCAGCTCTTCGGGGGTACGCCAGCGCCAGCCCCCGCCCTCGCGGGTCTGGTAGGCCCCGCAGGCCGGCAGCACGCGGGAGAACCCAGCGCGCCGGTAGTCCCCGATCGCGTCCCGCGGATAGCTCGGCTCGAACGCCGCGCGCCGATCGTAGATCTCGGGCATGCCGAAATCGCACTCGGCCGCGAACTCGGCCCACGGGAACGAGCGCACGACCGAGGGCCGCGCAAAGGACACGAGGCCGAGCGCGATTCCGTGCTTGTCGCACTCGCGCCGCGCGTGCGCTGCGATGATCGCCGCCGTCTTCGGCTTGCCGCGGAGTTCCTTCTCGCCGTTGATGACAAACGCCCGCCCGCCGACGTGCGCCGTGAACGCGATCGCCTCCACGATCTCGCCAGGGTCGACCGTGAACCAGGACCAGCCCAGAAGCGCGCAGCGCGCCTCGCGATACCAGTCCTCGTCGCGGTTCGTGTTGCGCCCCCGGATGTCCACGGGCACCGCCACGTGACCCAGCTCGGACGCCAGCGCGGGGCTCAGAAAGCGGAGCTGGCGCAGAAACACACCAGCCCCGAGCTGGTCAAGCCCGGGGCTGGTGTGATGCCCGCAAAGGGCCTCGGTCACTCGGCGCCCGCGTCCGGGGTGCCGGCGTCCGCCTCGCCGCCCGAGAACTCGCCGAACAGGCCGGCCGCGCGATCGGCCTCGATCTCTTCGGCCGAGCGCGGGACGACGAACGGCCCGCCGGTCGTGCGGCACGTGCGGTCCATGAGCCGGCACACCATGCGCCCGCCCGTGCATCCCACGTTGCGCACCATGCCGGCCGTGCCGAGCGCCGCCGCGCCCTGGGCGGCCGTGCACCCGCTGGCCAGCACCAGAACCAGAACCGTGATCAATCGTCGCATTCTTTGTCCTCCAATCGGTCAGGGATCCCGTTGCCGTCCGCGTCCCGCAAGAACGCACGCATGGCCCCGAGGACCAGCGTACCGACCGCCCCGAGGAACGCGAGCGCGCCCCGAGATACCTCCACGGGCACACCCAGCGGCGCGCCGAACACGCCCACGATCGCAATCGCGAGGAGCACGACGAGTGCCGCGGAAACAGTGGGCCAGTTCAGGCGCTTCAGCACAGGGATCCCCCAGTCAATAGGGGCGCCCGCGCCGGGGTTCAGATGGAGGCGGGATCCGAACCCCGGCCGGGGCCGTGAGATCCTAGTGTAGCACGGTCAGAGATCGGCGCGTTCGAGCATGCGCCGCGTGGCCGAGAGTTCGGCGCGCACCTCCGCGAGCTGGGCCGCGTTGCTCGCCGCGGTCTGGCGTAGCTCACCGTACGCCGTCGCGCCGGCCAGGCCGGCCAGGGCGATCGTGACCGTGGCGCCGATGATCGCGATCACGAGGGCCAGCGTCCAGGCGCGCAGCGCCTTTTGCGTGGCCTCGCGATCGGCTACGAGGCTTGCGATCGTGTGCTCGGCCGCGAATAGCCGCTCCGGCAGTTCTCGCGTCGTGGCCAGGCGTGCGGGGGGGTTCATGGCTAGCGCCTCCACGTCAGGGGGTCCAGGGGCCCGCGAGGGGCGGGCCGGCGTGATAGGGGCAGGCGCGCGCCGCCCCCGGGATCGAGCCCGCAGGGCCGCCGTCATAGGGCACCTCGTGGACGAAGAGGGGACACGCCCCGTCCGGGGCCGTGGCCGCGTCCGTGCCGGCGTCCGAGGCCACGTGCGCGAGCGTGCACCCGGAGCAGAGCAGGGCGAGCACTAGCGCCCTCACAGGGCCCCCAGACTGCGCGGGCCGGGGTTGGTGTATTGGATCTCCACCGCGAGCACCGCATCGTTGCCGGCCGTGCTGCCGTTGTAGATCCGCACCTCGTGATCCTCGGTGCCTTGATCGTCCAGCGTGATCGAGACCGCGCCCGTGCTGATCGTCTGCGTGGCCGTGGTGCCGTCGTCCCGCCCCGTGGCGCCCGAGGGGGCAAAGACCGCGGTGCCGGCCTCGGTCGGGGGGCCGGCGTCAAACGCGAAATCCATACGCCGGATCTCGATGAACATCCGATCGGCCTCGGTCGCACGCACGGCCCCCGGCGTCACGATCGCACGAACTCGCGTGATGATCGAGCCCGGGGGCAGGGCCGTGTTCGTGGAGAACAGGATCCAGTTCGGGGCGTTCGTCGCGTTCGAGATCAGCCCCGATTGCCCGGTCGAGCGCCAGTTATCCGAACCGCTCACGCGATCAGGTGTGAACGAGGCCGCCGAGATCACCAGGGTTTTCGTAGCCGCCGGGATCGACTCGGTTTCCTCGAACACGCCATGCACGTAAGCGTTGTGCAGCCCCAGGGCGTTCAGGTGGTAGTTGAGCCACTCGGCCGGGAACACGTCCGGCTCGGCGCCCTCGGCTCGGCGCGTGGCGCCAGGGTCCACCTTGGTACTGTCCCCGCCCCAGGCGTCCCCGTCCACGGTGTAGGTGGCATCGGTTGCCCAGGTCACGATCTCGGTCGGCTTGGCCATAGACCCTCAGTCTAGCACATGCGCGAGCGCGCCCCCGGCCACGTCCGCGGCCGTGTTCGTGAACCCCTCATCCGCGGAACCCTCGGGGTAGTCCGCCGCGCGGCCGAACCGGAACGCCGCCGCGGCGGGGGCGAACAGGATCTGAACCGCCACGCCCCCGGCCTTGGCCTGAAGCACGCGCTTACGGATCGCCGCGTACGTGTTCGTCAGGGTCGCGACGATCCGGATCTCCATGCGCGCGGGCTGGTGCTCGGTGATCCGCACGTACGCCGCCGGCTCGGAATCCAGATCCTCGAACAGTCGGATGATCCGGATCAGCTCTTCGATCTTGCCGTTGCTACGATTGACGAGCACGCGCACGCGCAGGGCGAGCCGGTAGGTGTCATCGTCGCGCCCGTCGCGATCCTCGCGCACGATCCGGCCGAGCAAATCGAGCTGCGAGCCCACGGCCTCGTCAAGGTTCAGCACGCCGATCCAGAGATCGAACGCCGCGGACTCAAGCTCTTGCAGGGTGTCCAACGTGGACGCGATCCACGCCTGCCATCGCGGGGTTTCCTGATACTCGGGCACGAGCCGCGAAAGCCCCTGCTCGGTAACGTTCGTGATCTCTACGACGTTGCCGGGGTCGACCGGCTCGGCCTCGGGGTGGTAGAACTCCCAGGGTAGCGAAAGCGGCATGGCTCAATCGTCCGGGTGCGCGTAGACCTTGAGGTCGAGAAAGTCGGCGGTGCCCGCCGCGCCCGAGAGCAGCGCCCCCCAGGTGCCGATCCCGATCCGATCGAAGTCCAACCCATCCCAGTTCGTGGAAACGCCGGACAGCGCCGAGGGCAGCGAGCCGTCGTGTTGGGGCTGGCCGCCGCCCCAGCTCAGATCGTAGGACTGCACGAGCGTGTTGCTCGGATTGTCCGCGGTGCGTTGGCGGAACACGCTGTAGAGCCCCACGATCCCGCCGCGCGCGGTCGCGTCCGAGTCGAGATTGCCCGAGTTGACGAGCGAGTCCTGCACCAGCGGGTGATCGTTCACGATCGCCTGAAGCACCAGCGAGGCCGAGCCCGTGGCACGATAGACCGCGATACCCTGGAACGCGCCCGCCGCCGCCTTGTAGCAAAGATAGGCGCCGATCTTGTTCGTCGTCCCCGTGCTGACGAGGTACGTTACCTGTACGACGTACCGCGCCGGTAGGCCGTTCGGAAACTCGGATTCAAGGATCCCGAACACGCCGCCTCCCAGGAACGACGACGAGGCCGTCAGACGTAGGGCGTTCCCGAGTCGGCCGCCCGCGTCCACGACCGTGAGCGTCAGCTCGGCCGCCGCGTTCTTACTGGACACGTCGGAGCCGTCGCGGTCGTGCGCAAAGGCCGTGGCCTCGAACTGCGAGACGTCGGTTTTGTTCCACGCCCACAGGAGTTCCCCCACCTGCGGGTTGGGCGGTCCGCCGGCATTGTTCACGGCCTCGCGTACCGAGTCCGCGGTCGAGCCATCCGACAAACCAAGCTCATTGTATAGCGCGATGATCGCGTCTTTGATCGCCTCCAGCTCGGCCGCCGGTAGCTCGGACGATGGCCGCCGGTATGCCCGATTATCGGTCTTGACCGGACCGAGCGATCCGATCGCCTTGGTAGGAAACTCGGTGATAGGCATTAGGGGGTCGCTCCGGTGCTGACGATCGTGATGTTGGCGGTCTGGATTCTGGCCACGGATCGCGAGTCGATCGCGGTCACGGCAAACGAGGATCCCGCGTCGATCGTAACACTGGTGACGCGCAGGACTCCGGCCACGCCGTGCGCCCAGGCCGCGATCTGCGAGCCCGCCGCGTCCAGCCCGGGCACGTAGGCCAGGGACGCCGCCGCGACGATCGCCGCCTTCAGAGCATCATCGCCCGCGTAGGCCAGGGAGATCACGTCCACGCCGAGGGCGATCACGAGATCCTGAACCACGGGCCGCGTGAAGTTGACCACGTGGATCTGGCCCTCGGTATCCGTGACGCTCACGGCCGTGTTTCCGTAGGTGCCGATCCCGCCGGCCTTGCTCGCGAAAATCTGCGTCGCCACGGCCAGGTTATCGGCCGTGGTGGGCACGAGCGGGCCGAAAACCACGGCCTCCAGCGCGTGCGGCGGGATGCTGTCCACGGTCGCGTCCGTGTCGTTCTCGACCACGAAGACCGAGGACACCTCGGACACGTTTTCCAGGATGTCCGCCGCGATTCCCGAAGGGCTGGTGCTGCCCGGGTTCTCGACCTCGGCGGCGCGCCGGATCCGCAGCGCCGCGTCCGACTCGATCTCTAGCCCCTGCGTGCCCTCGGTGTTGCTCGTGATCGAGTTCCAGCCCGACACGGCCCCCGAGATCACGAGCGTGTTTGAGGGGCAGGAGACGGCCCCCGTGGCCAGCGCGTCGAACACGGCCGAGACATCGGCCGCCGCGCCGCCGCCGTTCGTGACGGCCTCCACGTTGGCGAACCGGTCATCGGGCCGCCCGTCCACCATTGCGACGAGCGCGCCGATCGCGTAGGTGCCCGGATCGACGTTGACCACGACCGTGGTTCGCGTGGCGGTGGCCGCACGCCTCGTCGTGCCCGTGATCGCGCTCACGCGATCGAGGCTTTCGCCCGTGGCCGAATCCGGATCGATCGCCATGTAAAGGGCCGTCATGGTCTCTTCGATCAGGCGCACGGCGCGCGATACGATCGCGTTGTGCTGCCCGTGCGGCGAGGACGCCGAGACGTCGAGCCGATCGGAGATGTCCGCGCGCTGGCGTGCCTCGATCTCGGCCTTGATCTCGGTCTGAGTCTTCGTGACAAAGCCGGTGCTGGTGAGTTCCGCCATGTGTTATCCCCCGAGGAGCACGGGCCCGAAGTCTTCGGATCGTACGATGCGCCCCGTAGTGGTTCGCGCGATCCAGGTGATCTCTGCCTGGCGCGTGGCCCGATCGACGTCGAACGTCACGCGCACGACGTCCACGATCGCGGGGTGCGTCAGGAGCAGATCGCGCACGATCTGGCGAATGCGTCCGGGCACATAGCCCTTTTTCAGGATCTCTTGAAAGAGGGGCAGGCCCTCCCGCAGATCGAGAAAGTAGGATCCGCGCACGAGCAGGAACCGCGATCGGATTTCCTGCGCCGTGGCTACGTCCCCGTCAACCGTGGTCGACGTTCCCGCGGTCAAGTGCAGGTCGTTCAGCACGGGATTGTCGACGTCGATCGTCGTGGTCTTTTTCCAGCCCCGCACGGTCAATCGCCCTTCGTGATCGAAGTGGCGATCGGATCGCCCGTGTTCAGAAGGTCGAAATCGTAAAGGTGCGTCGCGCCCGCCGCCGTCGCGATCGTGTCGAGTGCGACTTTGATCGCCGCGAGGTGCGTCTCCACCTGCGCCGACTGCGCCAGCGCCTGCGCGCCCCCCACGCGGATCTCCCCCGAGCGGAACTCGATCACCACCCCACCGTCGAGCCCCAAGCGCCCGTACGTGCCATCTGCCGCGCCGATGGGGTTACCGCGCGTGCGCAGGCCCGGGAGCGCCACGCCGCCGCTGAGGCCGTGCCGCGTGGCCACGCCGGGATCGGCCACGCCGCCGGACTCGCGCCACGCGTTCAGGTCCGTTTCGCAGAACACCACGAGGACGGTATCACCCGCCGAAAGCGGCCAGTGGATGAAGTGCCCGCCGCCGCTCGGCCAGATCACTGGCACGGACGGCAGGATCGGCAACGTCTCGGCCGTGTCGTCGTCTTCGTCTTCGTCCGCCGCCGGGATCACGCGCTGCGTCCCCAGCTCGATCTCGGCCGTCTGGGATTCCGCGTCGTACGATCGGATCGTGCCCGGTAGCGCGACGTGCAGATCCAGGCCGAACGAGTCGACCACTTGCCGCAGGGTTTCCGCTGTAGTACGTGCGCGCATCAGGTCAGGGGGGCCAGGTCTAGTGTAGCATACCACTCGCCCCCGGCCGTGGCGCCCTTGTAGACTACTTGGCGGATCTCGTAGCCCCCCTCAATCTCCGAGCTGACGAGCACCACGCGCCGCCCGGGGTCGAGCCCGGGTTGTAGTAGCACCGTCGCCGACACCTTGCCGTGCTCGTCCCGCGTAGGCGTGCCCACGAGCCCGCTGGCGGCCGAGAGCTGCGGGGCCTGGGCCTGCAACGCCTGGCCGGTCCGCATGAGCTGTAGGGCCCCGTTCTGGACGCTCCAGCGCAGGCGCGCCGCGCGTGCGAGCGCCTGGATCACGCGCCGGGCCGGGCCGTCCGCCACGAACCCGTCCGCGAACACAGCCGAGCCGTTCCGCGCCACGTAGGCGGCCTCGAAATCCGAGAAGTTCCCGCGCCCGATCCCCGCCGCGTCGATCGCGTCCGCCAGGGCGGCCGTGGCTCGCGTGCCCGGCGCGTAGGATCGGCTGATCCGTCCGGTGAGTAGCTCGCGCCCAGAATCGGACGCCTGGACCGTCAGCACGATATCGGTCTCTTCGCGCTCGGCAAACACGCGCCGAGCCGAGCCGAGGAATAGCAGGGGCGGGGGGTCACCGTCCGCCTCGTAGCCCGCGCGCAGCACGACGCGGGGCGCGTCCGCGCGCGCGAGCTGCGCCCGATGATCCCGCGAGAGATTGTACACGCGCACCTCGCACGTGTTGGGCTCGCGCGTTGTGCTCTTCGCGACGTTGAACGTCAGATCGAGGGCCGAGACGTCGAGATCCCCGATCGTCAGGAGGTAGCGCCGGCCGAAAAGATCGCTCATTGGATCTCGCTTAGCGGCGTGAAGTACAGCGCGTGTCGCACCCCGAGCGTGTCCAGCGCCGCGTCCGTGTCCCCGCGCAGGTCCACGAGGTGCAAAGCCCCCTGCGGGCATGCTGGATTGTAGCGCGTGCGCCGTAGCAGATCCGCGCCGACCACGAGCCCCTTACCCTGCACGATCGGCGTGCCATCGGCGGTGTACAACGAAAAAGACCAGCGCCGGATCCGGCCAATCCAATCCAGGTCCAGGCGATAGCGCCGGCCGTCGAGCGTCAGGGTCACGGACTGCGCCGCGATGTTGGGGCGCAGCGGGATCCGGCGTGCGGTGGTCATTAGATCAGCCCGATCAGCTGCGAGAGGTAGCTACCCTCGGACACGTCCTCGTCTTCGGCCTCGGTGGCCGTCTCAGAGCGCGCCGAACCGCGGGGCTCGCGCGGGGCCGGGGCGTCGACGGTCACGGTCGAGCCGCGGAACACCTCCCGCAAGGTCAACACGAACACGACCTGATCGCTCGCGTCCTCGCCCGTGCGCGTGAATTTCACGGACACGAGCTGCACGTTTTCGTATGTCTTGTGCTTCGTCTCGACCGTGAGATCGATCGCCTCGCGGCGCAGCCGATCCAGACTGGACTCAACGTCCGCGATCCGGTCGAACGCCTGCGAGAAAACCACGACGCTGGCCTTGGCGTCCCCCACGTTTTTGCGCACCTCGGCCGTGACCGTTTCCGTACCGAATCCGCTGGGGGGCGGCGCGCCGAGCGGGGTGTTCGTGACCGCGCCCTCAATGCGCAAAGTCTGGGGCTTGGGCCGCTTGTGATCGCTGATCGCCTCGGTCGTCTCCACGACGTGATCGGTGATATCACTCTCGGCTTCGTGCTCTTCGCGGAGCACCGCATCAAACGCGAGAAGGTGGAAAGCCGAGCTGACGATGTTTTCGCCGGACTCGTTCGACGTGGTCTCGGTTGCCCATGAGATCTGCAACGTCATTGGCCGAGCGCCTCCACGGCCTCACGATTGCCCGCGTCGATCACGCGCCGCACCCGCGCCTCGATCTCGGCCGGATCCGTGACGCCCGCAATGCTGATCTCGGTGCGCTGGTTCACGGTCTGGGTCGGCCGCGCGCCCGCCGCGCCGCCGCCCTCGCGGCGTAGGCCGGCGCGCACCTCGGCGGGATCGACGCGGGCCGAGTGCCCGGCCGCGCGGAGGTTCTGCAAAAACTCCTGGCCAGCCCCGAGCGGAGCCGCGCGCGGGGCGGCCGACCCCTCGGCCTTGGGGCCCGCGCGGCTCGTGTCCACGACGTGGCCGCCCTCTGCCTGGCCGATCATGGGTAGGCCGATCGTGCTCGCGATCGTGTTATAGCCGTTCCGGAGCGTGTCGAACACACTCGTGATCTCGGCGCGCACGTCCGCCAGCGAGATCCCCGCCAGGGCGAGCAATGCCTCGACAAAGGACCCGATCACGGACTCGCCGCCCGCGAACCACTGATAGAGATCCTCGATCACCAGGATCACGGCCAGCACCGCGATCACGACCACGGCGAAGATCGTACCGAGCAGGATCAGGATCGGACTCAGAATGATCAGCACGACCACGGCCAGGAACGCGAACGCCGCCGCGACCCCCACGGCTGCGACCTCAAGCAAGAGGGCGGCCGTGCGGTTCCGCGCAAACCACGACGTCACGGCGGTTACCGCGTTCGTGATCCCCTCCAGCACCGGGAGCAGCCCCGTTGCGATCCGGCTTTTGATGGAGAGCAGCGAAAGGTCAAGGCGCGCGTTCGCGTCGGTCCAGTCGGCCGCCGCCTGGATCATGTCCTGCGAGGCGCCGCCCCCGAGCCGCTCTAGTTCGGCGCGCATGGCCTCCACGCCCTCGCGCCCGCCCTCGAACATCGGCCCCAGGGCGGCACCCTGGCGCCCCATGAGGGCGGTCAGGGTGGCCACGCGCTGCGTCCCGCTGGCCATGCCCGCGATCGGGTCCGCCATATCGAGCATGACGTCGGTCATATCCCGGAGCTGGCCGTCACCGTCCCGCAGGGAGATCCCGAGCCGCCGGAACTCGATCGCGGCCGCGCTCGTGGGTGTGATCACGGCCGCGGACATGTTCGCCCCGAGGCGTCTTAGGGCACCGTTGAACGCCGAGGACTCCACCCCCGAGAGTCCGGCCGCGTGCTGCCACGCCTGCAACGAATCCGCGCCGATCCCGAGTGCGCGCGAAGTCTTGTCCAGCTCGTCCCCGATCGCCGCCATGCTGGACACGAACTCGGACGCCGCCGAGATCCACGACCGGATCACGGCAACGATCGCGAGACCGGCGAACGCCGCGCCGAGCCCCTGAAGCTTGCCCACCGCACCGTTCAGGTTCGACGTCAAGCCCTGAACCTGCGCGTTACCGCGGGTCAGGGCCGAGCCGTTGAACTGCGTGGTAAAGCGGGCGAAAACTTCGCGAAGGGCCATCTAACGCGCCTTGGGGATTGGTGGGGTGCTGAGGATCTGTGCGTCCTCGAAAATGTCAAGCGCCAGGTTCGCGCGCTCCACGTCGGCCATCGTCCAGCTAGACTCGATCTCGATCAGGGTCGCGCTGAAGCGCTCGGACCCCACCACGCGCCACAAGTCAAGCTCGGTTGCGAAGTCCTCGGGGATGTCAAGCTGATCTAGTCGGTCGCCTTTTCGCTTTGGCTGGGCTGGCCGGCGGCGCCCCCGGCGGACTTCAGCCACTCGAAAAAATCCGAGTAGTTCACCTCCAGCGCGAACGCGAGCCACTGGAAAAAGAGCATGAGCCGGCCGCCGCTGAACAGGGCCTCGCGGTTCGCCTTGGTCAAGAACGGCCAGGCGTCCCCGTCCTGCGAGAACCGCGTGCAGTCCCCGAAGGTCTCGGCGAGATCCTCCAGATCCGCGTCCGAGACCTTCTCGGTCAGCACGGCCATTGCGTCCGCCAGATCGCTGGCGCCCTGCGGGGCCGCCTTGGCCATTGCAGGGCCGGCGATCTTCGTGAGGCGGACAAAGATCCGGCGCGCCTTGGCAAACCCCAGGGGGGTCATGCGAAAGCGTACGCCGTCGATCTCACGCTCGGTTTCTAGCTGCATTGATCTTGCCTCCCAATCCCGGATCACTCGTCCGGGTTGCCGCCGTGCCCGGGGGTGTAGTCCGTCAGGATGAACGTCCACTCGCGCGTGGTCGCCTCGGTGCCCAGCTCCACGTCCGGATCGTCCGAGATGAACGCCTTGGACGACATGTGGAGCGTGGTCCCCGCGAGATCCTGGACGTAGAACACGCCCACGCCGGAGCCGTTCGTGGCCGCCCGATCGGCCAGGTAGAGGGCCGTCAGACGGTCGTTGATCTCGGACGTCTGCATCACGGTCAAGGTCGCTTCCGCCACCTTGTCGTGCGAGCGCGAGCGCGTGACCTCGCCGTCCGCGCCCGTCTTCGTGGAAAACCCAGGCGTGGCCGGCGTGATCGTCAGAAACGTTCCGTCCGCCAAGCCCTTGTTGAGCAGGATTCCCGCGAAAACGATCGCGTGCTTGCTCGGGTCGTAGGTCTTGAGTGCCATTCTGCTTATCCCCTATCAGACCGAGACGGTGCCGGCGATGTTGATCGTGTGAACGGCACCCGCGAGGCGCGCCGAGAAGTCGAGCCCGCGCACGATCCGCGCCGCGCGGTCCCCGGTGGCCTGCGAGGCGACGGCCGTGATCGTCACGGACCAACCCGAGTCGAGGACGCCGCGATCCTCCGCCTCCTGAAGCTGCGCCGACACCTCGGACACGAGGATCGTAAAGCCGGCGTCGGTGTAGGGGATCTTGGGGTTGTTCACGAGGGCCGCGAACAGTCGCTCCTCTAGCCGCGCCTGAAGCCACGCAAGCCCGCGCACGACGTCGATCCACTCGCCGCCGAACATCTTACCGGGCCGAGTGATCCCGATCGTGGCTTCCGCCGCGTAGTGGTTCGCCTTGTGCGCGGTGCCCTCGATCAGGAGACGCTCGGTCGGGGTCCAGGTGTCCGCCCCGATCCCGTCGAGGGTCTTGTATGCCCACGTCGCGCTCCCGGGGTCCCGCGGAAGCATGTTGGCGAACCACGCGCACTCCTTGAACGTCGAGCGGGGCTCGGCCACGAACAGGCCCCAGGCCGCGTCATTGGCCATTAGCGCGGTGTAGTCCGCGCCGCTGGTAAACTCGCCGGTCACGAACTGGGAGGGCTTGGTGTACTGCGGGCCGAAGCCGCACATGCGGTCATTCGCGAGCGCCCAGCGCGCCACCTTGTCCATGTTCTTGGGCGAGTTGTTGTCCACGATCACGGCGTAGAAGTTGGGATCGATCGCGAGAAGGGCCGTAAGCCGATCGTCGTAATCCCAGTCGGCCGTGGTGTCTCGCACGTCCACGCCCTCGGTCGTGAACGAATAGAAGAACATGCGCCCCGCCGTGTCCGCCGTGACCGCCACGACCCCGCCCGAGGGCGCGCCGCAGGTCAGCCCCGAGATCGCACTGATCGCGGTCTGGAGATCCGCCAGCGTCGTGGCAAGGTCCGAGTTCCACGCGACGGACAGCGACGTTGCGGTGCCGTCCGGGCCGACGACCGCGCCCTCGATCGTGGCGCCCGTGGCCATATCGTTTGCGTCGATCGTGGTGATCTGTCCGCTGCCCGGCGTGGGGAGGCGCCCGATCTTGATCGAGCTGGGCCGCGGGTCCTGCGAGAACATCACGGCCGCCGCGAGGTAGACCACGCCCTGATCGAGATCGTCGGCCGCGAAGTCCGCGGCCACGCTCGAAAACGTGGTGTACTCGCGCACCTCGTCCGTGGCCCATGCGTCGTGGAACATGAGCAGGAGCGGAACGCCGAACCCGCGCCGCGCGGGGTTGACCGTGCCGGCCTGGATCGAGACGTTGACGATTTCGGAGAGTGCCATCGTTGCGGGGTTCCTTCGGGTCTAGTGTAGCACGGGCTAGGGGACGTCGATCTCGACCGTGAGCCCGTCCACGGCGCCCGTACCCGCCACCGACTCGACGCGCGTAACGAGCGGGCCGGTTTTACTGATATGCGCATTGAACCGCACGTCGAGAACCACCACGGATCGGATTGCGCCCTTGCCGTCCGGGGCGCTAATCACGCGCGGGTTCTCGATCCGCGCGAGGCCGATCCCGGCCGCGTCTAGCAGCGCCTCTACGTCCGATTGACGCAGGCCGGCCGCGATGTTGTCGGCCGCCGCGAGGGCGCTCGACTCCAGATCCTGATCGGTGGTCTCGCACCGGAACGAGATCACTAGCCGCCGGTTGCCGTAGATGCGCTCGCGCAGGTCTCCGGCCTCGTCGGTGTACCTGCGCTCATCCTGGCCGTTCGGGGCGTTGGAGAGCACGCTAAGGCGCACGTGCGAGGCCGCGCGCCAGCGCGCCTCACGGTCGGCCCAGCCTACATCGTACGATGCATCATCAAGCGCCAGGCGGGTCACGTCCACGAGGGCCGTTTGCACGTCGGCCCAGTTCACGACTCACCCACACGGTGCGAGATCGAGGCGCGGAGCTGGCCCTTGTCGATCAGGGGCGTGGACGATCCCTTGCGGGCGATCGTGCTCGGCGCGTTCGGCGCAAAGCCATTGTCGGGGTGGTTGGCGATATTCATCTGAAGTTCGCCTTGCAGCCACACACCCACGCGTGCGAGCGCGCGTTCGGGGGTGCTCTTGCCGCGCAGTACCTGGCGCATTTCCGTATCGATCCGGTCCTGGATCAGGTTTTCGTTCGCGTCGATCCACGCGCGCAGCCACGATCGCTGGGGCTGGCCGATCCCGAACTCGGCCCATTCCGCCACCTGCGCGACCGTGACCGCGCCTTTGTGTGCGCCCGCGCCACGACCGAGGACGCCCACGTCCACGTGGGGGCGCTTGCGTCCCGCGGTATTCCGCAGGACGGCATTGGCGCCGTGGTCCACCACGCGGACGGCCGCCACTAGTCCTCGGTGCCCGTCAGA